ACTTCCCCCAAGATCCTCCATCCATGGAACAAGCCACCAACGTCCAGGAGGTCCAATCCGCCGCTCGGCAGTCCGAGCGTGAGCGTGTTGCGGCCATCCGCGCCATGTGCGCCCAGCACCAGATCGGCACCGATCTGGCTGACACCCTCATCGACAACGAATCCACCCTCGACCAAGCCCGCGAAGCCGTGCTGAACCAAATCGGACGCACCCGCGTCGAAGTCCAAGGTCGCGTCCATGACGACGACTCCGCCGCCCTCGGCCTCACCGACAAGGAAGTCCGCAGCTTCTCCTTCGTCCGCGCCCTCAACCACCTCATCAACCCCGGCGACCGCGCTGCCCGCGAAGCCGCCGCGTTTGAAATCGAGGTCGGCAAGGCTGCCGCCGATAAGTATCAGCGCTCCTCCAACGGCATCGTCATCCCCAACGAAGTGCTCCGCCGCGACCTCGTTGTCGGCACCAGCACCGCCGGTGGCAACCTCGTCTCCACCGATCTGCTGAGCGGCAGCTTCATCGACCTCCTGCGTAACCGCATGGCGATGATGCAAGCGGGCGTCACCATGCTGAGCGGCCTCCAAGGCAACGTAAGTATCCCGAAACAATCGTCCGCCGCTACCGCTTACTGGGTCGGGGAAAATGCCTCGCCCACCGAGAGCCAACAGGCCATCGAGCAGGTGAACATGACGCCCAAGACCGTGGGCGCCTTCGTCGATTACAGCCGCCGCCTGCTGCTCCAGGCTTCGATCGACGTGGAGTCGATGATCCGTGCCGACCTGGCCAAGATCATCGCCCTTGAGCTGGACCGCGCTGCCATCTACGGCACGGGCTCCACCAACCAGCCCCTGGGCCTGACCAACACCACCGGCATCGGCAGCCAGACGATCAGCACCTTCGGCACCTTCGCCGAGTACATCGGCATGGAAACCGACGTGGCCACCGCCAACGCCGACGCCGGCTCGATGCGCTACATCATCAACGCCGCCGCCCGTGGCGCCCTCAAGAGCACCGAGAAGTCCGCCTCCTCGGCTGGTCAGTTCGTCTACGAGAACGACGAGATCAACGGCTACCCCGTGATCGTGAGCAACCAACTCACCACCAACGATTGTATCTTCGGCGATTTTTCGCAATTCGTCGTGGCGATGTGGAGTGGGCTGGATCTCACCGTGGATCCCTACGCCGGCTCCACCGCTGGCACGGTCCGCGTCATCGCCCTCCAGGACGTTGACTTCGCGGTCAAGCAACCTGGCGCCTTCTGCTTCGGCACCTGATCGCCATGAGGATCGAGATCCTTCGCTCAGTGATGGTCTCTGGGGAGCCGGTAAGCGCCGGCTCCATCCTTGAAGCCACCCCCGCTGACGCCAATCTGCTCATCGGCATGAACAAGGCGCAGCTCGCCCCCGAGCCCGCTCCCGAACCTGCCGTAGAGCCCGCCCTCACCTGTGAGGCCCCCAAACGGCCCCGCAAACCCACCCCCACCCCCACCGCCGAGGAGGCTTGACCCATGGCCCTCATTCAACAGGCGCTCGACAAGCTTGAGCTGCTGACCTTCCACGCCACCGCCGCTCGCACCGCGACCGGCAGCGCAACCGGCCTCGACCTGCAGGCATACGACGGCGACATCGTGCTCGTGCTCGACTCCGCCGCCGCCAGCGCCGGCACCAACCCCACCCTCGACGTGACCGTCGAGGCCAGCGACACCCTCGGAGGCACCTACACCGCCATCACTGGCGCCGCCTTCACCCGCGTCACCAGCACTGCCTCGCAACAGAAGCTCGTGATCAGCTCGGATGAAGCCGCCCGTTTCGTCCGCGTCACCTACACCATCGGCGGCACCAGCAGCCCCTCCTTCACCTTCTCGGTGAACGGCGTCGGCGTCAAGAAGTACGGCTAAGCCGCCGTACACCAGGGCTGCGTAGCTTACGGGCTGCGCAGCCTAATCCCTACGCACTTACGCATCGCCTGACGAGGCCCCCATGCCATTCGGATACGACAGTGGGTTTGACACGGTTTCGCTGGGCACATTGACCAGCACAGGCGTCACCTCGACTCAGACGGTGACCGGCGCCGACATGACCTTCCAGGTCACAGTCAGCAACATTGTCACCAACGTAGTGATCCGGTTTGAGGGCAGCCTCGACGGCACCAACTTCTTCAACCTAAGTTCTACCAACACCGACACCACAATCACAGCCAACGGCACCTACGGCTACGCCCTGAGCGGGTGCCCGGTGCAGTACGCACGCTTGCGGCTTGTAAGCATTTCGGCTGGTACGCCTAGTGTTGCAACGGTGCTTGGAGTTAGCTGATGGCTGAGCGGCTTGCCATACAGCTGCAGCCAAACGGTCTACAGCAAAGCCTGAACACCGGGCTTCTACCATTTGGCACATCCGAAGGTGGTGGTGGTACACCACCCCAAGAAACCGAAGAAGACCTACTGCTCCCTACCTCCATATTCGCAGACTACTATCTACTTGGCTCCTTAGACGCAGGAACAGGCGCTATGTGGGTGTTGGCAGCATGATCACCGAAGACACCAGCCTATTCCTAGCCGACTTCGGCGTAAGCGTCGTGGCAGGCTCTGCATCCGGCTTAGGCATCCTCGACATGCCTAGCGAACTAATTGTCGATGGCCAAGTAATTAGCACCGAATACACACTTACTTGCGAATCCGCTAAGTTCGGCGACCTACTCTACGGCTCAAAACTCACCGTAAATGGCGCCGCCTACACCGTCCGCGCCAATGTCCTAATTAGTGATGGGGTGTTCACGCAACTATCCCTACAACGCGACCTAGAAACCACACATACCACCTCCACCACGCCCCTTAGCGCTAACGGCGCTGTGGTCTCGATCGACGACCTTGGCCTAGATCAGCTCAACCCACTGATCAACGGTGGTGCCGCCTCCACCACTTACATTGACGGCAACGACATCAGTGGGGGTACAGCATGAGCACCATCGCCCAGATCCAACTGCGCACGGACACCGCAGCGGCCTGGACCGCCGCCAACCCCACGCTCCTCTCCGGCGAGATGGGCATCGAGTCCGACACCCGCAAAATCAAGGTCGGCACCGGCTCCACCGCCTGGAACGCCCTCCCCTACTTCCTAGCCGGCGTCCACGTTCGCGGCCAAGCCAGCTACGCCAACACCGGCACCGTAAGCATCGCCACCCAAGGCACCTACGTCTCCACGGGCCTCACCGCCGCCTTCGACTCCACCACCGCCTACGGCCTAAGCCTCGGCACCACCGACCTCTTCGGCCTAAAGAACACGAGCGGCGCAACGCAACTCGTAAGCGTAAGCGCCGCCATCGACGCACACGCCGGTAATAACCAAATCATTGGGCTTCGCCTAGCTAAGAATGGCACAGGCATTACCGAGACCGAATGCCGTACATTTAGTAGCAGTAACGACGCCCCGCTAATTACGCATTGGCTTGTCAACATGGCCGCCAACGACGAACTTAGTCTGCAGGTAGCCAACCACAGCAATAACACAAACATCACGCTTAAGCGAGGCCGCATCGTCGCCTTCGGAGTAAGTCAGTGACAACCAAGCGCGAACAAATTCTTAGCGCGGTGCGCACCACGCTTACCGGCACCGTCGGCGTTGGCACGCGCATCTACCGCAGCCGCGTCGAGCCGGTGGCACGCGCCGAGAGCGCCGCGCTCATCGTCGAGCCCGTAAGCAACGTGCCGACGCAAAACACATCGCTGCCCACGCTCGACCACACATTAAACATGCGCGTGGTAATTATCGTGCGCGATGCAGTGCCCGATCAAGCCGCCGACCCAATAATCGAGTCGCTGCACAGCAAACTAATGGCCGACCTAACTTTAGGCGGTCTCTGCATTGACATTCAACCAGGCCCTACCGAATTTACCCTAGAAGCCGCTGACACCCCCGTAGGCGTAATTTTCAACAACTTCCGCATCCTTTATCGCACACAAGTGGCAACACTAAGCAGCTAAGCCCGCAAACGGTGCCATACCCGCCGCCTAGACTCAACGCAGCCCCCAAGCACTTATGGCACGAACAACGGCAGCACAAGTGGATCCCCTTAGCAGCGAAGTTGCTGAGGACAGTCTGCAGGAGCTGGAACAAGAAGCCGCAGCAGAATCTGTTGAAGCGCCCGCACCTATGCTTATTGATGAGTACAGCGGCCAAGGCGGCTCGTACACCCTCGACCCCTCTACCGGCCAGCGCACGCTTGTGCAGCGTACGCAGCGTTCAGACACCCCCAGGTAATTCACGATGACACTCCTCACTCGTAAGCGCCTCCTGCTGGCGGAGATCGAGGGCACCTACGGCTCCGACCCCTCTCCCTTGGGCACCGACGCTGTGCTGGTCCGTGACCTCAACATCACGCCGGTCCAGAGCGAGAGCGTTAACCGTGACCTGGTTCGTCCTTACCTGGGCGCCTCTGAGCAGCTGCTCGCCAACGTTCGCGTTGAATGCACCTTTAGTGTCGAGCTGGCCGGAAGCGGCACTGCCGGCACCGCACCCCGCTACGGCTCGATCCTGAAAGCCTGCGGCCTCGCCGAGACCGCCGTCAGCCCCGCCGTCACCGGCACCGCCACTGCGGGCGCCCTGAACAGCATCACGTTGGCGGTCGGTTCCAGCGCCACCAACGATGCCTACAAGAATCAGATCATCCGCATCACCGGCGGCACCGGCAGCGGCACCGTCGCGCTCATCACCGGCTACGTGGGCTCCACCCGCGTCGCCTCCCTCCGCGCCCTCGCTGGCAACGTCACCCCCGACAGCACCAGCGTCTACAGCATCGGTCTCCAGACCATTTACACCCCCGTCAGCAGCGCTTTCAGCTCGGTAACCCTCTACTACAACATCGACGGAGTTCTCCACAAGCTCACCGGCGCCCGTGGCACCTTCTCACTGAACACCACTGTCGGCCAGATCCCGACCCTCGACTTCACGATGACGGGCATCTACAACGCCCCCACAGACACCGCCGCGCCTTCCGTAACCTACGCCGACCAAGCCAGCCCGCTGGTCTTCAAGGCAGGCAACAGCGGCGGCTTCAACCTCCTCGGCTACTCCGGCTGCCTCCAGTCGGTTGCCATGGACATCGGCAACAGCATCATCTACCGCGAACTCGTCGGCTGCACCAAGGAAGTGCTGCTCACCGATCGCTCGGTGTCCGGCACCGCAACGATCGAAGCACCCACTATCGCAGAGAAGGACTACTTCACCGCCTCCCTCACCGACGCCTCCTTGGGTGACCTCTCCTTCATCCATGGAACGACCGCCGGTAACATCGTCTCGCTGGTGTCCAACCGCGTAGACATCGGAGCGCCCAGCTACTCCGACCAGGACGGCATCCACATGCTCGCCCTGCCCTACACCGCTGTGCCCTCCACCGCCGGCAACGACGAGATCCGCCTGATTTACGCCTGAGCACATCAGCAGCGCAGGCCACACTCCCATAGCTCCGCCGTAAGCCAGA